GGGGGGGTACGCTTGTTGTCTAAAAAAACGCCCTGTGAGCGTGAGCCCTTCGAGCTGTTGCATGGCTTACACGCAGTAACCATGTTCTCAATATCAATGGCTAACTCAGGTGCTTTGCTAATTGGAATGATGTGATCGATAGTCATGTCCTTGTTCTCAGCTCCGCAATAGAAGCAAACATAACCATCGCGAGCTAATGCCTTAAGCCTTACCTCTTTATACTTCCTCGATAGTCTAGGGTCATTGCGCTTGCTACTCATTGCCAACCCTTAACTCTTAGATGATTTAATGCCTTACAATAGTCAGGCTCATCATACTCTGTTATCCCATATCTATATGATACATAACGCCAATACCAATAGAACTGCACATCATCTGGCTTACCCTTTAGATACTTACTTCTACCTTGATAGTAACCATGATGTGATCCATTAACTGCATATCTCTTAAATCGAGATTCTCTATAAACGATATCGTTATGACACTTCTCTTGTACTTCTGTTAATTGATAATCAGCTAATAACCTAATGCTTTGGTAAGGCTTGATTGAGCCTTGTCCTACTGCAGTACTCTGCATAGATAGAGCTATCCCAATAACGATTGCTACCGAGCGGGCTATCCGCTTAAGCGCCCGCTCTGAGCCCCTGAAGGGCTCTAGCGAAGATAGTGTACCGCCTCTGTCAAGCATGTGGATAACTTGGGAGTGTCGTAAGCGTAAGAGTAACTTTCTTAACCACTTATCCACAGGCTGTGCATAACTACTTATCTGTTGAATAGAATCCTGAACCTTTGAAATGGACTGCTGGGACACTTGAGTACACCTTCCTCATCGTCTCACCACAGAACGGACAATCTAGATCGTGTGGCTCGCTTATAGATAGTTCCTTGTCATATCGAGCATTAGCCTCGCATGACTCGTTATTACACTCAAACTCATAGATTGGCATTATCGACCTTCTGGCAAGTACGGCATGGCACTCCCACTAACTTCCACGATCCGCAAGCTGCGCATCTTTCAGGTTCTAATTGTACCGAATCCTGCTGGATATCTCCGTAACCGGACTTAAGCAATAGTTGAACCAAGTCACTAAACCGCATAAAAGCAAGATACTCGGAAGCATCTTCACCCTGTCCATTCATACGGCACACCACGAACGGCAACTCCTGATGAGCTGCTGCTCTCTTAGTGGCTTGGCGCAACCATGCTAGAGGCTGGAAGTCTGTCCTAGCTTTAATCTCAACATCGAACGGAACATTGAGAATATCCTTACCAGCCCCTCGACCGATACTCGCGCTTCTCCACCATTGCGATAGGTAGGCTGCAACCACTCGCTCAGTACGAAAGCCTCGGTCTTTTCTGTGTCTTGTCATAAGTGAAGTGTGTTCTCACAAGCACTACATAACCAGACCACTAACCCATCATCTCTAAGCCACTCGTTGCATAAACGATCTGCATCGCATATTGAGCAGTTGGTATAACCCCAAGATGATTGAAAGTTGTATTGATGTCTCATGCTTTGCCTGCTGAATTGACTGTATGGCAATCCTCGCAGACCCATTCATGTAATAGATAACGGCTACGAATCTGGGCTCTTGTTGGAAACTTGTTACACATCTGGCATATCAGCTTGTAACCCAGTTCCTCAAGCAGTTCAGCATTAGCCCTAAGATTGGCTCTCTGCTCTTCATTAGGGAATTCTTCCCATTCACCATCTTGGTTTAAGAACTGTATGTATCCCATCAGCGCTTCACCTGAGGCTTCCATTGTCCGGTCTCTTTATCAATCTCGTACCAGATAGGCTCACAGCGTTCTGCATCGCCTAGAATCTGAGCCATGCATTTCCAATGACCCCAAGGCTTACCTGCCTTAGAAGTTCCGGTCTTCCATACACGAGCACCATGGATACAACTCTCGTCTATCGGAGTGCCACCAAGGACACCCTTGACCATCTCTACAGCTTGCTCCATGGTTGTCACCGGTGCAGCACTTGAAATCTCCCATGGATCACTCGCCTTCTCTACTGGTATGTATTCCTTCGATGTATCTGCCATCTTTGCTTTGACTTCATAGAGCTTAGCCTTTACTTCAGACTGTGCAGCGACCTTGCTCATCTCTTCCCGAGATGCTCGCTTGCCCTTAGTTGCGTATCCTGCATTAGCCAATGCGCGCCCAATCGCACTTGTCTCACAATTCTCAAGAGCGGAAGTAGCATTAACTCCACGCCCCTGTACCGTTTCTTCAGCGAGCCCAGTAGTCCAAGGTCTAGCATCAGCCTCAGTTCTATAGATACTAGCTTCAACGATATATTGAGTAGAACTTGAATGAACAATCTTTGTATGAATCTGACCATCAGGGTAATCCTTCCAGAACTTAACTAGGCGTTCTTCTACTGTCTCGTAATCTTCTAGGTTAAACATATAGATCGTTCTCCTCTGTGTGCAATTGTCCGGCTATAGCGAAGTATGCTGCGCCATCGATGTAATTGTCTGGCTTACCAGTCTCCATGCTCCTTGCGATTTTGACCAATGCCAGACACATTGCCACCTGATAATCTGTAATTGGCATTTCGAGGTATGCGCTCCAGAGTGCTGCTGTCCTTTGCATATTGTCTGACGGGTGACCGTAATCAAGTCCTCGGTCTTGGATAGTAGCTCTCGCTTCGTTGAGGTAATCACGAGCGTTCATCGATTGCCCTGAAACTGGCGTTCACGATCTTCATAATGACGGCGTACAGCCATTCTGCCTTCGACCTTGCCGTCTGAGTTTCCTGCGTAATATCCCAGCCCGTAAGTGATAACCGAGAAGAGAAATGTCATTAGATAAACATTCATTTTAAGCCCTTTCTGTTGTTGTTAGGGCTAGATTACATCAGGCGTATGCGACAGCCGCCTTTTTTAGATAACGAAATGATAACGATTTGAGATGGATCTTCATCTTCAAAGTAGGGAATTCCTATCTCAGCGGGCGCGACCATAGACTTTGCCCTGCACGATAAATGTGCCGTTCTTCTCGATGTGGATTATGTCCACTTGGACATTGCTGCCCTTGACATACATGATCGCAAAGGCTTGCTGCCAATTCGCCGTTCCCTTGGTGTATGAGGCTTGTCTGAAGTCCATGAGATTACCTACCTCAACTCCATGCAGAACACGCCCTAAACGCCCACCAGAGGCTTCTGTGAAGGCGCTACGCCCTGCTCTGTGAGTATGTCCTGAGATGACATTCTTCCCATGCCTACGGGCTGCTTCTAGGGCTGAGAGCCCACCCTGCTGCTTGATAGGCGTATGGTCTCCATGGACTGCAATCCAGTTAGGGGCGATGTTCATAGGGTTCTTATGGAAAGTTATGCCAAGCTCATCGAACTTCATAAACTTCTCAAAGCGCAGCTCTGGCAAGGATAAGAAGCTTGGAATCTTCTTCATGATTATGTTGTACAACCGATCCGTATGATTGGATCTTATACAGTCAGTTACGCCTAGTTCCCAAAGCAGCTCTACGCATCTGTCTCTATCATCGCCAAGGGTCTGCTCATAGGCTTGAGGTGTGCCTTCTGACCACTTGCTTATAGTCTGGAAGTCAATCTCGTCACCGATAGTTACTGTCTGGTCTGGCTTAAAGGTCTGTAAGAACTTGGCTATGTTGCGGGTGAGATGTACATCTTCAAAGGGAACTTGAAGGTCGCTGAGAATTACTATCCTCTTGACTGTTGGCATTAGTCCTCGTCATCATCTTCATAAGGGATATTGTCGATGCGGTTGGGCAAGCTAGGAAGAATCCAATCCGGATAAGCATCTCGGTCTGTAATAATGGCTAAAGATAAATCAACAGCAAAGCCAGCCTTACGCAATGACTTGTACATCTCGTTGAGAGTAATCGCCCATTGATCTAAAGCGTTGTAAGTGTCTAGGTCTATGACCTTCTTCTTAGCCATGGCATTATTATCGATCTAGAAGTATGTTGTAAATCTCATCGACACGCGAGTTCAGTCTCTTAATTTCAGAGAGTAAATGAGTAATGACATACCCAGCCAAGCCGCCGATAACAGCCAAGCTTGCAAAGTAAAGAGTAAAGAAGTTCTCCTGTGTCATTTCTTAGGGCTCGCATATCCGAATACGCCAGCCACGATTGAACCAAGGATAGAGCGATAGTCCAAAGAGAAGTTAGAGGTTGTACCCCATACTGCTAGGAACGCTCCAAGAGCTACGATTGCTGGGTGCTTCATATTCATGCTGTGCCGCCTATCATTGGGATATTAAAGAACGAGCCATCTGCATCGCCCTTCTTAGTGAAAGAGATATGGCAATGATGGTCATGCGGATTGATTCCAGAATACTTGCGCCAGCGCCACCCCATGCGAGGGGAAGCAATCTTTCCTGCGAAT